CAGCCTCCGTGGCCCGAGAGGGCACACGCCGATCTATGCATACCACTAGTCGTGGCCGGCATAGTTACGGAGGAAAGGCTGAGCCTGCTGTGCATACCCGCCGTCGGAGTAATCCGACATTCCAAGAAAGGAACTCCTCAGGTGTCTTCCAAGGTCCCGCGTGTTGAAGAAAGTGATGTTACCATCACTAAACCACCGACTACCCATTACCTAACCGGTAAACAGGTAAACGCTGGCAACACGTTGAGCCTTGGTAAGACGACATCCAAATTATGGGTGTCTGAAGGGCATCCCGTAAGCCGGAAAACCGGCAAGCGGGAAAGCGGGGGACCGTTTCACGTGTCCCATACCGGGGTATTTGTTAACCCCGGTTCTGTCCATGGTGTCCTTGGCGGAAATTCCCTGGAAGTACTATATTCAGGGCCCGTCTATGGACCTATGGTCAAATCCGCTGCCATTGGGAGTCATTACGAGGGTGTTGTCCGCTCCATGAATGAAAAATCCATGATAGCAGATGGCACAGTCGCAATCTCTCAATGTGCGCCAAATAATCCGACCGCCGGTCTCGCTTCCGGCCTCGCCGAAATCTCCAGAGAGGGTATTCCTACCCTCCCCGGAATTCAAGCGTGGAAGAAGCGAACTGAATACCTAAAGTCTTTAGGTTCAGAGTACCTTAATTACCAATTCGGGTGGCATCCCCTTCGGGATGAAGTAAATTCCGTTGTGAATGCTGCCCGCTCTCATCGTGACATAATGCAAAATTATCGTCACAATGAAGGTAAGAACGTACACCGTCGGTTTGATTTTTCTCCTGAGATAACTACCTGGAGGGAAGAGGTGGAAGCCCCTCCCCAATTTTCGCCGTTAAATACTACGTATTTAGCAGCGGATGCTATTCCAGGTAACAAGGTGGTGGTCTCCTGTAGTAAGGAGCGTCGTCGCTGGTTCGAGGGCTGCTTTACCTACGGCGGTCCTTCCAAAACTGACAGCTTTGGGAGGGCGCTTGGGTTCGGCTCAGAAGCCGATGCAGTCTACGGACTCACGTTGACGCCAGATGTTCTCTGGAACCTTACACCTTGGAGTTGGGCCGTCGATTGGTTTACGAACGCTGGTGACTTGATTCACAATGTCACTAATTTCGCGCTCGCCGGTCTTGTGATGCGGTATGGGTACATGATGGAAGAAACCATCAGTACATATAGCACGGAGTACAACGACACCTCTTGGAACGTCTTAACTAAGACGTCTCCCAAGAAAGTCGGAAAAACCCGTGCAGGCAGTTGCTCCCGTGGAGAAATTACTATCCACAAGAGCCGCTGTCCCGCAAACCCTTTCGGGTTTGGTGTTAGCTGGGAGGGTTTGTCACCCACTCAGCTCGCCATAACTGCAGCAGTCGGTATCACCCGGTTGTTGTAGTAGTTGTTAATACTACGCAAACCAGGTGGACCAACCCACCTATCCAAAAGGAGTGTGCCTGATGGCACTGACCGATCCCCAGAAATTCAAAGAAGTCGCCGGTACGGAAGTGACAGCTCCCCGTGTTTCATCGGGGGACTTCAAGTCCGTATACGAGACTTCTGACGGCCTGAACAAGCTAACTCTGTCAACGACGGAGTCAAACTCGTCCAGGAAACGTCATCTGGTGCGTATCGACGTCGAAAAGATCGCTACCAACCCGTTCGAAGAAGCTAGGAAAGAACCCATCTCTGCGAGTGTTTATCTCGTCATTGATAGGCCTTTCACTGGCTACTCCGTGGCGGAAATGAAGAAACTGGTTGAAGGCCTTGTTGGCCTGATATCGGCTTCGACATATTCCGTTACAGAAAAGTTGCTTGGTGGTGAGAGCTGATCGCTCTTACCCCCATCAACGTCCTGTTGCGACTTTTGTGCGCGACAGGTTTCTGCGCGGGTGTTCAGCGTTAAACCTCTTTGTTGAGGTTTTCGTTGAATCCTTAATTGAAAGGAGGTAACGAATGCGTGGTGATTATGATTATAACCATGCATCATCCGGGACTCAGCATGCCGTGACGGTAATTCTTATCGTCATTGCATTCCTGGCTCTCGGTGGTCTTTTCGTAGGCCTGAACATTCTCGATCACCTTTAGTGATCAGCTCGGTGGGAACCGAGTAGAATGTTCTCCCTTCAGTGCGGCAGGCTCAGGATAACCACCTCTATCAGGAGGGGCTATGAAAAGCCTGCTTACACTCTGGAAAGTGCTAGCTGAAGAACTAGCTGGCAGATGTAGCACGAGCACCACCAGAGATATTAAAACTATCTCTGAGCGGACCAAACACGAGGGTTTATCGTTTCTGACGATAACCCTTCCAACCTTTGGGAAAGACTTTCAGTACTGTCTTGACCAAGGGTTTGTTGTTCCCAAATCCTTCACTTCGTTTCGAAGTGTGGGATCGTGGCTCCCCTCATTTTTGAGAGGTTTCACGGAACAGGTGTTTGATCCTGTATCTGGTGTCCTATTGAACGATCCATCAATTGAAGCCATCTATGCTGTTAGACAATTGACTTTGATCTACAGCAAGATGCTTCTCCCTTGCACTCCCGAGAGGGAGCGTAAGGCAATGATGGATTATGTTCAATGTGATAAGGAGGTCGGAGATATTGAATCATGTATGCCAGATTCTGATGTTTTTGAATTTGGTCGCATGGCTCAATTGCTGTTTGGAGATCTCTTCTCTACTCTAGATCGCAAGATCTGGAATGAGGAGATAGTACCCAAACACGGCCCAGGTGCTGTGGCTGATCGGCTTACCAGCAATGGTAAGTTCGACACCAAGTACTGGACCGCCCGTCTAGAGTCTGTCTTCCATGTGGGAGACTTTCTCTATCCCAATGCTCGGTTTGTAGCCGAGTATGAGGGCGACGGGGTCCGATTCCTAGAACCCGGTGCTGAGTTACCCTCTAGGGTAATCTCAGTTCCTAAGACGCAGAAGACACCTCGTATCATTGCCATCGAGCCCTCTACTGTACAGTATGTGCAGCAGGGGATTCTCGAGGTTTTGACCGAGAAGATTCATTCGAGTTTCTTGAATGAATTGATTGGTACTCTTGACCAGACCCCTAACCAGGATCTGGCTAGAGAGGGTTCCCTGAGAAGGGACCTCGCCACACTTGATCTAAGTGAGGCTTCCGATCGTGTGTCCTCTAAGCTCGTTTCTGAGCTAATGCGCCGGCATCCTCTCTCACGAGAGGCTGTCTTTGCGTGTCGTTCAGAGCGGGCTTCTGTACCTGGTCAAGGAGTAATTCCCTTGAACAAGTTCGCGTCTATGGGTTCTGCTCTTTGCTTTCCTTTTGAGGCCATGGTCTTTTTGACCATAATCTTCTTAGGGATTGAGAAAGAGCTAGGACACCAGTTTACCAGTAAAAGGGATATATATCCCTTTATTGGTAGGGTGCGCGTCTATGGGGACGACTTAATTGTCCCCGTAGATTATGTGCATACAGTCGTCGATCTACTAGAGCACTTTGGTGCAAAGGTAGGTCGCAGCAAGAGCTTCTGGAACGGTTCGTTCCGGGAGTCTTGTGGGAAGGAGTACTATGCTGGCCATGACGTTTCCATTGTCAAGGTCCGGCGTGTATTTCCCTCACGGCTGCAGCAAGTTGACGAGGTGGTGTCACTTGTGTCCCTCAGGAACCAGATGTATCTTTCTGGCAACTGGGTGACCACTAAGTGGCTCGATGAAAGGTGTCGGAAGGTTCTTCATTACTTTCCGAATGTCCTTTCTACCTCCCCGTCGTTAGGTCGTATCTCCTTTCTTGGTTATGTTTCTGAGAAAGAAGACGAGCACCTCCATAGGCCTTTGGTTAAGGCCCATGTGGTGTCATCTCGTTCTCCTCGAGATCCTCTCGAGGGTTCAGGTGCCTTGCTCAAGTTCTTCCTAAAGCGTGGCGTAGAACCCACGTTTGATGAGAAGCACTTGGAACGCGCTGGGCGTCCTCGTACCGCCTACATCAAAACGAGGTGGGTACCCCCTTTCTAGGGGATCCCTGGACTGGAGGCTTATAGCCTCCAGGGCCGTAATAGGCCCTGGGAGATCTGTTGTTAGATCTCTGTGGTATCCGAGCGGTTGCGCAAATCTCAC